AATTGACCCCGTCCGCTTGCATATAATGCGGGCTCGAAACCTGCGATTGTGGCCGTGATCGACATCCGCATCCGGCCTGCGGCCGATAACGCTGCATCTGCAGCTTCTTCGGCCTCGGCCTTGCTGCTGTAAACATGCCGCAGGCGGCGTGCAGGCGCGTCCTTGCCGCGCTTTACCTTGCGCTGCTCACCCGAACCGGTATCAGCCCATTCTGCCTCGACACTGCCGTATTTCGTGCGCTCGTCCAACTCCCAGCTCCAACCCGGCTTCAGGCGGTTTCGCGGGATCCGGACAGCTGAGACAGCATCGCCGCCCGGGGTTACATCTTCGCCACGTTTTGCCACGATCAGACGGCCTCCTGCGGCTTTTGCCGTAGCATCTAGCGTGGCCGCGATCCGCGTCAGGAAGTTCAGATCACTCTCGGCCGTCTGGGCCAGATAGGGCCAAGACTTGTTCGCAATGCTCTTGCTGATCACAGGATCAAGCCCGGCTTCGCCTGCGATTTTGCCGACTATTTGCGCAAGGCTCTTTTTTTCCCACGCGCGCGTGCGCGGCGCGCGGACGGAGCTCTTGAGGTCAATCGCGGAGGCACTGATTGTCATCACATCGGGGCCACCTTCGCCACTTACTCCATCAATCTCGAACTGGCCAATATAGGTCAGTGCCTCTCCTCTGAAGCCTAGCCAAACCGTAAGTTTGGCCTCGATCTCGGGGAAGACCAGTGCGTTGTCGCGGTCGTCAATCCGCAATGTCAGCGTGTCGGCCTGTTCGCCATCCTCCTCGGTCACCCGCAGTGAAAGCAACCTGTCGCGAAGCTTCTCGGTCGCGTCCTGACCATCAGCCTCTATCCTGAAATCCGGTGTCATGTCCGTCCCCATAGGCGCACGGTTCCAGCTTTGCGCGGAGGTGCGATCACAGGCAGGCGAATGATGACACCGGCAGCATAGACGGGGCCAAGATCTGCAAGGCCCGGGTTCAAGGCGAGCGTGGCAGTAATGTGCGCCTCGGATCCAAGTTCGCGCTTACAGATTGCATCGAGTACGTCACCGTCGATCGTCCGGTAAGTTTTCATCCTAAGTCATCCCCATAGGCACGCAGGAGCACCCTGAAATCGATCTGACGCGGCGCACCGTCAGCCATGAGGACGCTCTTTGTCTCCTCAACATTAACAATTACCCAGCGATCCCACACCCAGCCCAAACCATCGACCATCATCATCGGCGTGCCCAGCTGCGCCGCCATCCGCATGAACTCGACCTGCCGCAGGCCGCCACGGAAGTGCGGGTGGATTACACCTTCGAGGGTTATTTCCTCCGCATCCGGCCCCATGAATTGCAACGCCGGTGCACGGCCAGTCCGGTCAAGCTTTTCCCATCTAAACTGCGCGCTACGCCGCAGGCTCTGATATGAACTGCCAGTCACCCCGAAACGGAATGCACCCAAGCCCATCATCACGGTGCTAATCATGCATGCCCCCATCGTGCAGCGCGCCACGACGACGGCGATCACGCTCGTTAAAGATGCGCTTCATCTCGCGCTCGATCTCGCCCGCGCCGCCCTGTGCATGGATCGTGATGTAAATTGTGTCGCCCTGCTGTGTGATGTCACCCGTGCGATTTGAACCAAACGCAGATAGCAGCCCACCTGCGCCCCGAGGCTGATCGTTATCCGAGAATGGCCCCGGAATGTTAGGCAGGTTATCGAGCAGGCTCGCTGCGCCCGATGTGAGACCAGCGAACATGTTTGCTGCGACAACGCGGCCCGGAACATCAGGCATGAAGAATTCGCGGCCCTGCTCGTTGATCTCATAGACAAAACCGGGGCGAACGGGGCCGCCCAAGGCACGCGCGCCCTGCGCGCGGCGCTGGGGTTGGTCCGCTGCGCCGCGCGCATCTGAGCCGCCGCTGACATAATCCCATGCTCGGATCAACCAATCGGGCACAATGCCAGACAAGTAAGCCCTTACCGCAGCCACCATATCTGTCAGGACAGACCATATCCCGCTGCGCAGGCTGGCTATCATGTTGGCACCTTGGGTGAACAGGTCAATGTCAAAAGCGCTGCCGAGATAGCGTAGCACACCCTCGATCATATCCATGAAGAGTGTCAGGATATTGAATTCGGCGATCAACTGCTTTAGCCCGTCCAGAAAGCCGCTTTGAAACGCCTCTTTAACCCGGTCGAACTTGTCCGTGAAATAGGCCACGATGTTGTCCCAGTTCTGATAGATCAGATAGACCGCTCCAGCGACGGCCGCGATCGCGAGGAACAGTGGGTTTTTGAGGAGCAGTAAGCCCGCGCGCGCTAGACTTCTCGCCAGCCACAACAAAGCACCGCCAACCGCGCGCAATCCCATCAGTGCCATAACGACTGCACGCGTGGCCAGCATCCACAAAGCCGCAGCGAAAGCACGAATGCCCCATACCGTAAGGACAAGCATACGGGCAAGAAACAGAAGGACATTTGCAAGCGCCAAAAATGCCAGCTTGAAGGCCGGGATAGCCCAGACGCCGAGGAACAGTATGGCGCGGGCCAGCAGCCCGATAGACCGAAAGAACATACCAAATACAACGAGGAGCTTTCCGACCCAGCCGAACAGCATCCAGAACCCCCATTGTGCGGCCAGCATCGCAATATTCAACGCCAATAGTCCGGCGACGATATATCCGACTGTAGTGACAAGCTCCTGATTTACAGTCAGCCACTCACCTGCCACGCCAATGAACGGCATCGCACGCTCAGCCAAGTCGACGAGGACAGGCAAAAGACCGTTGCCCAATGCGATCTGCGTGGCTTCGGTTATGCTTTTTAACCGATCCATTGCTCCGCGCGCATTGTCACTCATCTGTGCAGCTACGCGAGAAGCTGAACCTGTTTCGCGCAGTTGTTCGGTGTAGCGCTGCAGCGCGCCAGTTCCTGCCGCATCGATCAGGATTGCAGCCTCGTTTGCAGCTTGCATCCCGAAGATTGTGTTCATCAAATCACCCCGCGTGGCCGACCCCATATCCGCCATCGCAGTATTCATGTCCGCGAATATCTCCGGCAAGGAACGCAAATTCCCATCCGCATCCGCCAGCTGAACATTCATTCGCTCGAAAGCCTTACTGGCCTCTGTAGAGGGGCCGCTTAGCCTTGCCATGATCCCACGCAGTGCGGTCCCTGCACGCTCGCCTGAAATCGCTTGATCCCCCAGCAGACCGGTCATAGCCGCCACCTGTTCGATCTCGACGCCGAGCCTTGCGGCCTGCGGGGCCGCATAGGCCATTGTTGCGGCTACGCTTTCGAGCGTGGTGTTCGAGCTGGTAAAGGTATTGACCAACACATCGCCAACGCGTGCCATGTCTTCCACCTCAAGGCCGAAGCCCGACATGATATTCGTGGCAAAATCTGCAGTATCGCGCAAATTTACGCCTGAGGCGGCGGCCAAGTCTAGCACCCCCGGAAGCGCAGCGATCGACTGCTCAACTCCCAGACCGGCTGCAGCCAGTTTCTCAAGACCTTCTGCAGATTGGCTGGCAGAAAAACGCGTCCGCGCGCCCTGCTCAAGCGCCGCCTGCGCTAATGCGCGCTGTTGGTCTTCCGTTGCTTCAGAGATCGCGGCGACCTTGGACATCTGTGCCTCGAATTCGATGGCAGGCTGCATCGCTTTGTAAAGAGCAAACCCGACACCTGCGGTGGCGAGGGTCGATCCGCGCAGGGCTGTCGTTTGCTGTCTAGCGGTCTCCTGCATGGCGCGACCGCGTACAACTGCTTGGTCCCCGAAGCGCTGCACCGCCTCTGCTGACCCCTGCAGCCCCTCCATAGCCTTGCGCGCAGGCGCGGTGGCCTGATCGATGAAGCGCAGCACAAGGGCTATGTTGAGGTCAGACATTCGGGCGTTTCCCCTTGTCGTTTGCGGCCTTGACGCGTTCGAGAGCGCGGTGCCACCAGCCTGTCAGTTCATCGAGGCTCATGGCGTCCATTTCACTGGGGGGCCAGTGGAAGATGAAGGCAATGTCGGCCATCGCCTCCTCTAATTCGGCAGGCGGGGTCAGCCCTGATGCTCGATCTGCACCATCTGGAGCTGCTCCGCCGTCATGAAAAAAAGGCTCACCTTGTTGGCAAGGGCCGCGAAATCAACCGGATCCAGTTCTGCCACCTGGTCAGGCAGCAGCGCAGGCCGCGTGATGCGTGGCAGGAGCTTGCACAGGGCATTGACGTCCTGCATCTGAACCATAGCCAGCTGCAAGCCGCGCAGAGCACCCACATTGGGCTTCATGACTTCGATCTCGGCAATCATGTCACCGGAAGCGGCCTTTACCGGGGTCGACAACACAACCGTATTCATCTTTGAAGTGCCCATTCAATTCTCCTTTCAAATACCCATCGCACGGCGGATGCCGCCCAGTTGATCAACGCCGCCAATGATGCGCTTGCCAGCCTCGATGTCGATTTCCCACAGCTCCTCGCCGTTCAGCTCGAAGCGGTAGTAGCGCAGGTCGATGACCATCTTGACGGTCGAGTTTTCGCCGGGCTTGAGAGCGCCGAATTCATGCGCTGTGACCAAACCACCGCAAGTGGCAATGATCGTATCGGCCTCAAAGCTTCCTTCGCCCATGGCGGCGGGGCGCAGCACCATGCGCTGCATGGTGCCGGTCATCTTCAGGATTTCGGGGGCGTATTCGGCGAAGGTCAGTTCGGCCTGCATCCCTTCCATCCCCATGTCCACGCCCGCAGGCGCGTCCATGCCCGCGCCCCGGAAGGCGGCGGTGTTGATCTTGGGGTCAGGCAGTTTACCTTCGGTCACACGGCCAAAATAGCTGATACCGTCGACGAAGGCGTTGAAGTTGCGGATTTGACGTGGAAAGGCCATGGGACAGGCTCCTGTTAGGCTGCGGCGACCGCGTTGACGAGTTCTTCGTAATACTCGCCATTGCGGTAGGCCATGAAGGTGAGGCGCTCGAGCGGCGCAGGCGGCTCGATGTCGAAGTTCATATAGAGTTTGCCTGCTTTCAGAGTGGCCTCGGTATTAAGTTCCGGGTCCAACCAGACACGCCCGCCCAATAGTGCACCACGCGCAATTAGCGTGTTAATATAGGCTTGCACGCTGTCGCGGATGTCGCGCAAAAGCTGCTCGGAAAACGGCCGGTCCATGGCCCAGAGATGCGCCTGCTCGATGCTTTCATAGATCATGTCGGCGGTGCGGCGCACATTCAGGAAGGCCCAGAGCGGATCAGTCGCCGTCGAGCGGTTGCCCCAGAGCCTGAAGCCATCCTTGCGCACAATGGTCGCCACTTCCGCCTCGTTAAGGCGATTGGCCTCTGTGTCGGGGCTGTTGATCTGGAAGCTGACCGGACGGGCCGTGCCGCCGATACCATTCACGATCTGGTTGGACGGTGACCACCAGAAGCCCTTCTCGCGGTCGCGCTTAGAGATCAGGGCTGCGACATAGCCAGAAGCCGGGCGCGTCACCAACGCTTGCGTAGTGGTGTCGAACACCCGCACGGCCGGATCGACGATGAACAACCGGTCCGATCCGTGATTGCCACGCATGGCGACGGCGTCAGCTTCGGTCGTGTTGGGCCCGTCTGCCACCACGATGCCGCGCAGCCGCTCGGCCACAGCGATCAGTGCCGAAATGGCAGGGTTCGCTGCTTCAGGCTCGCCCACCCCGGTGAAACCGGGTGCTGCCAGAATGCGCGGGGTCTGGCCGGTCAACGAACCTGCCAGCATGAGCGCCCAGATCCCGGTTTGCAGTGCAGGATCCCCGATGACATTCGCCAGCGTCGCGGTCGTATCGACTGCTTCTTCGACGCGCACGACAATCGTGATGTTGACGCCCTGGCTATAAACGGCGCTATAGGCATCGGCGAGCGTGCCCTCTGCGCCCAGCTCGGCCGCCATGCGCGGGCCGGTTAGCAGGACGGGCGTGTCGAGGGGGAACATCTCAGCATCTGCTTCTGGTGCAGTTCCGACCAGCCCGATGATCGAACTGGTTACAGTCCGGATCGAGCGGATACCGTCGTCGATCTCCTTGGTTTCTATCCCGTGTAAAAACTGATCAGGCATCTCGCCCTCCTTTGGTTACGGTGTTTCGCATTTCATCTTCAGCGCTGAATTCATTGGCGCGCCTCAGGTCTTCCTCGTAGCTTTCGCGGCAGCGATGCCGCCCCTTGTCACGCGGCTCACACTGCCGCGTATGTGGTGAAAAACGTGTCCAGTTGCTCTGCGGTTTTCTGCTTGGCTGTGGCCAGCGCAATGACCAACGGATCGGTTCGCAGGATGATTGACGGACGCGACGCGCGGGCCTTGGCCGCGAAACGCTGCTCTACGGGCAGTGTTGCGATCAGCGCCTCGACCTCGGCGGGGCGTTCTCCCGCAAGCCACGCCTCGCCCTCCGCTTCTGTTATCCACGCTTCAGTAACTAAGCCGATCAGCAGTTGCGCAAACGACAACTGCATTCCGGCGCGTTTTTCCTCAAGCGTAGGCTCCGGTTCGGGCTCCGGCTCCGGTTCCGGGGGTTCGGGCTTGTCGATAACAGCAAAGCCACCATCGATCGTAACAGTGCGCCCGGCGAGCATACCAGCGAGTGCCGCTTCATACTGCGCCTGCGTGATCTCAACGCCGCCTTCAATCGGGCTGGTGCTGATTTTATTCTCGGCTGCGTAGGGCATTATGCGATCCTCATATATGGGGTGACTTTGCGGTTTTTTGGACGTGTTTCATCACCAGTAAGACGCATTCTTATACCTTGTTCGAAGCCGCCATCGGTCCGCCCTGTCAAACCATAAGCGGTATAACTTCCGCTAGGGTTGAGCGTCTTTGTTCCGTAACCGCTTATGTTCGTCCCGCCCGTAGAACTAGTGGCAGTTGCAAAATCTCGCAGGCGGTTTTCGGAAGGGTTCTGCAATGCACCGCTGTCTGTGCCAGGCCGCAGAAATGATCCCTCGGTGCCGATCAAGGCCACAATGCCGCCTGCCAACGGTCCAACGGCAATTTCAGCCGTAGCGACCAAACCGGAGTCTCCCGGTTCGACCTGCTCGTTAATCAGAAGTCCCTCGTTGTATCCGCCCGGCCCAGACTGGGCCGCGATCAGCCGGATGAACTTAGCGGTGCCAGAATTGTCCGGGACGTCTGCGCCGGGGATGTCGTCCCACAGGAAGAAGGGTTCGCGCAGCGCTTTGGCGAGAAACGGGTTGGCAGCGATGAAGTTCCTTGTTTCGCTTTTTGTGTAAATGTCGGTCAGGTCGTTGGCGAGATAGCCACGGAACACCACGACATCCCCGGCGGAAAGCGCTGCATCAAGCGTGAATTCGCCTTCTTCGTAATCGAAGGTCACTCCGTATCCGTCGAAGAATTCCGCGCCATTTACATTGACCGATCCGAATGAAAAGCCCCCATCGACCACGAAGGGACCAGTCTGGCCTTCGGTCGCGACATAGACCTGCTGGCGGGAGCCGCCGACTGAAACCGTCACCGTCGGTGCCCAGCCGTCCTGAGTGAGGACCTTCACGACATTGGGCGACTGCGACGTGTCAAGATACTGCGCGCCCAGCACCGCGCCGGATGGTTCGGTTTCGCGCGGGCCATACCAGACGCTTTGAAACGTAGCGAGGGCTTGCACAGCGGCCTGTCCGGCGGGGACGGCCTCGTTGCGCGCGGCAACCGCCTCTCCGGCCTTTTCCGTCGCTGTCTGCGCGTTGGCCGCAACCTGCTGGCGCAGCGCTTCCAAATCATCAGTCGTCGCAACCGGGCTGATCTGCCAGTTCGCGAATTCACCTTCGCCCGAAACACGCTCGACCTGAACGACCAGAACGCCGGTCTCGTTGTCGTAGGATGACAACAGGCCAACCATGTGCTGGTCAAAGTCGCCGTCGGCAACTGCCATCAGGAAGCTGGTCGGCGCGAAGTTGAGGCGCACGGCCTCGGGGACAAGAAAGGTTTTGGTCCCTACGCCAATTGTCACCGGCGTCGTGGATGTCGTTGACAGAAGCGCGCCAAGATCAGCGATGTCGATGATCTGTTGATATGCGGGCAACAGGGCCTCATTGATCCGCTCAAGCCCGAGGGTAGACAGGAGGTTCACCTGCTTTTCCCATTCCGGCACGAATTCGCGGAGCGCCTCGATCGCATCTGCGATGATCTTCGCCCGGCGGTTAAGCTCTTGCTGGCTAAGCTCGGTATCACGGCCAAATGCGATGTCGGCATAAAATGACATTAGACTGCCTCGTAATGATCCAGATGGTCTTTGATGGTCTCAAGAACCCGCCCGCGCACTTTGAAAGTCACGCCCGCGCGCGGG